GGCAGTTGTACGCGTTCCTGCTGACTGGGATAGCGACACAATTAAAGCCTACGCGCTCGCAGATAATCGCACGGCTGAATTGGCATCGTGGGATAGCGAAGTGTTATTAAGCCAATTGCGTGAATTGAAACTAGAGGATTGGAATGTTGGTGAATTGGGCTTCAAAGACTTTGATTTGAAAACCCGTGAAGAAATAGATACTAGCATTAAAGAAATCGCAGAGCGTTACGAGGTAGTTATTGAGTGCGAAGATGAAAACGAGCAAACTGCTTTATTGCTTCGCTTATCGCAAGAAGGATTAAAAGTAAGAGCAATCGTTATTTAACAGAAAGGCACAAATGAATATACAAGTAACGCTAACGGGTCAAGAGTTAATTGACTTAGTTAAAAATGAAATCATCAATGTCGGAGAAGCACGCGCTTTTCTAGGCTTTGTCGTAGATGTTCATGCGTTGGCACACGCACACGACCATGAACACAATTAAATTAACGACAGAGATTAACCGCACACCACGCGTGATGCAGTTAGAAGGCATATTTGATTTACAAGCCGCCAAAATATCCACTACCGAAGTCCCTAATAACATTCCCGATTTAGGTACACGCGATTGGAATATTGGCTTAATTGTGGGTCCTTCGGGTGCTGGTAAAACAACCATTGCCAAGAATATGTTTGGCAAAGAATTGGCATCAGCAGAAGGCATGACTTGGGGTGCTAACAACGCCGTTATTGACGATTTTCCCAAAGAGATGCCAATTAAAGACATTACCGAGTTGCTGTCTAGCGTTGGCTTTTCTTCACCGCCAGCGTGGTTGCGCCCATATGAAAATCTCAGCAACGGCGAGAAGTTTCGTGTTGCTATGGCACGCGTATTGGCAGAAAGCAAAGATATAGCCGTTGTAGATGAATTTACATCGGTCATTGACCGTACAGTTGCGCAAATCGGTTCAGCCGCTATTGCTAAAACTGTTAGAGCGCGTAAGCAAAAGTTTGTCGCAGTATCGTGCCACTACGATATTGAAGAATGGTTACAACCTGACTGGATTTATCAGCCGCACTTAGGTGCCTTCACTTGGGGGTCGGTTCAACCCCGCCCACAAGTCAATTGCGAAGTCATTTGGGCAAACTATTCGGCGTGGCAAATCTTCGCTAAACATCACTATTTAAGCGACAGTTTGAACAAATCGGCGCAAATATATGTTGGGCTAATTAACGACCAGCCAGCCGTCATGACTGCCATATTGCCACTTATCAATGCCAATGTGAAAGCAGCTCGTAGGATAAGCAGAACAGTAGTTTTGCCTGATTATCAGGGTATTGGCTTAGGTGGTCGCTTCGTAGATGCTATTTGCGCTGGATTGAAGGCGCAGGGGCTCTCTACATATACGACCACAAGTCACCCAGCACGCGTTAGGGCGTTGAATAAGTCGCCCAATTGGGAAATGATTAGACAACCTTCACGGGTCGCCCAAAGAGGCAAGACATCGTCTATTACTGGTCGGCTTGGCTTATCACGCAGTCGCATCACGACAGGATTTAGATACGCAGGTGCGCCGAATGAAGATATTGCTAAAGTGTTATGTCCAAAGCCGAGCAATTAAAGTGCGAGCATATCTACCGCAATACGGGGTATGCCATATGTCCTATGTGCGCACGATGTACGCACGAAACGAATTGGCAAGAACAACACCGATTACACCGAGAATGGATAAGTAGCGGTAAAGCGAGTAAGCAAGGTTGGTGGAGTATTTAACGCTTTATGCTATATTTGTAGTACATATGGGAGGAAAAAATGGGTAAAGGTAAATCTGACCCAGCAGTAATTGAGCGCGAGAAGAAAGTGCTGGAATTACGGCGTGGCGGATTAACATTTGACCTAATCGCAGACCGCGTGGGATATGCCAACGCTAGTGGTGCGCATAAGGCGTATCAGTCGGCGTGTCGGCGCATTATTGTTGAAGATGTAGTTGCGATTAGAAATGCCGAGATAGACCGTCTAGATATTGCTCAGGCGGCTATATGGGGCGATGTAGTTAATGGCGCAGATGCGCAAGAGCGTGCGCGTGCCATATTGGCTTTAATCAAAATTATGGAAAGGCGAGCGCGGTTACTCGGACTAGATGTTCCAGTTAAATCGCAGGTAGAGGTAAATATTCATGACCGAAATTCAATTGATGCCGAAGTCGCCAGACTTGTCTCTCTCCTTAATAGCAAGCCGCAGAGTGCGCTGGACACACCAATTAGCCCGACAGGAACAGTTACCGACTGAAGATAACACATGGCAGACTTGGCTATATCTTGCTGGTCGCGGTGCGGGCAAGACACGCATGGCGGCAGAGTGGCTGGCGTATCAGGCATCTAGTTATCCTCTTACTCGTTGGGCTATCGTAGCGCCTACTTACGGAGATGCGCGTGATACTTGCGCAGAAGGCAATAGCGGTATTGTTCAAATCTTGCGTGAGTATGGCACTTTGAAAGATTACAACCGAAGCATCGGTGAAATATTTTTAACCAATGGCACGCGCATAAAGTTATTCTCAGGCGAAGAACCAGAGCGTTTGCGTGGACCTCAGCATCATGGCGGTTGGTTTGATGAGTTAGCCGCATTTAAGTATCCAGAGGCATGGGACCAGTATCAATTTGGTTTGCGTTTAGGCACATTTCCACAAACTATCGTTACAACTACGCCAAAGCCGATTAAGTTAGTAAAGGAGTTGCTAACGCGTGATGGCGTGCGTGTCGTGCGTGGTTCAACTTTTGATAACGCGGCAAATCTTGCTCCATCAGCATTAGCAGAATTTAAGGCACGATACGAAAACACGCGCTTGGGTAGGCAAGAACTTTATGGCGAAATATTGGATAATGTGGAAGGCGCACTATGGACTCGCGAAATGATAGATAACGCCAGAGTGGCTAGTGCGCCACCATTAGTACGCATTGTTATCGGTTTAGACCCTGCCGTAACTGCCAATGAGAATAGCGATGAAACAGGCATAGTTGCCGCTGGAATTACCAGTAGTGGCGAATATTATGTGTTATCGGATAAATCGTTACGCGCCAGTCCTGATGCGTGGGCAAGACAAGCGGTAAACCTATATCACGAATTAAAAGCCGACAAGATAGTTGCTGAAACTAACAACGGTGGCGATATGGTGATATTAACATTACAACAAGTTGATAGAAGTGTGGCTACAAAAAAAGTAACTGCCACTAGAGGCAAACAATTACGCGCTGAACCGATTAGTGCTTTATATGAGCAAGGCAAAGTGCATCATGTTGGTTATTTAGCCGAATTAGAAACGCAGATGTGCGAATGGACGCCAATATCTAACGAAAGTCCCGACAGACTTGATGCTTTGGTTTGGGCATTAACTGAATTAAATCAGGGCGGAAGTAGTATGATTGCCTTAGCAAATATGGCATTATTATGTGCTAAGTGCGGTATGCCGTCACCTAAAACGGCAAGAGTTTGTGTATCCTGCGGCGCTAGTTTGGGAGAATAATGGCAGTTTCATATAACACCACGATAGACCAAGGCGCGGATTGGTATATTACTTTTATTTACAATCAGCCAGCAGAAATTACAAATATTACTGCTAATGGCACAACAATTACTGTAACTGCGGTTAATGGCTTTACACCAAGTCAAAAGGCATCTATAAGCGGTGTTAATCCATCGCAATATAATCTTCAAAACTTTACAATTGCCAGTACGACAAATAGCAATTTCACAATTACAAATCCAACAACGGGAACTTATATCTCTGGCGGTTTGGCATATGCGCCAGTTAATTTGACGGGATATACGGCGGCATTACAAGTACGCTCTTTGCCAGATAGCCCAAACGCGGTGTTGTCTTTAACTACGGGAAGCGGAATAACGCTTACGGCATTAACGGGGCAAATAGATGTTCATGCTACGGCGTTACAAACTACCGCAATAGATGAAGGCACATACTATTACGACCTAGAATTAACAAGCGCAGGTGGTATTGTTACTCGCGTTGCGCAAGGACAAGTTGTAGTTAGCCCAGAGGTGACTAGATGAGCGATGATTTAATTGTAATAAAGCCAGTAGTCCCTACTGTTACTGTATCGGCACCGGGACCGCAAGGACCGGGCGGTACATCAGCACAAGTTTTCTATACACACACGCAAGCAGTTGCTAGTGCCGTATGGACTATCAATCACAATCTCAATGGTGAACCTACTGCGGTTGTGTTAGATAGCGCAGGAACGCAATGTGAAGGCACATTTAGTTACCCAAGCAAAAACCAAATGGTGATAACCTTTACCAGTGCTTTTAGCGGCACGGCGTATGTGATATAGGAGAAATAATGGCACGCAAATTTTTAGTAAGTATTGACTTAAATAAAAATGAATTACAAAATGCCGTAATTCAAAATCTTGGCACTGCGCCTTCTAGCCCTGTCGCTGGTCAGATTTATTACAATACAGGCGATAACGAACTTTATTTTTACAATGGTTCAGCATGGGAAAGCACACAAGCAGAAAGCGAAGTGCTTTACGGAGTATTTTCTGCTCGTCCTGCGGCTGGAACTGCTGGTCGTTTGTATTATGCAACAGACCAAGCACTACTTTATTTTGATGATGGCGCAACTTGGGCGCAAGTATCAGCATTTGGCAATGTAACTTCGCAGACTTCATACGGACAAACAAGTGGTAATGGAACAAGTAACTCCTATGCTCGTACCGACCACACACACGGCACGCCACCACTAACTAGCAACGCGGCAAGTACGCAAGCAATCGGTGATAGCGCAACTGTTGGAACTGGAACGGCACCTGCGCGTGACGACCATAAGCACGCTATGCCAGCGTTTGGTTCAGTTACTGCGCAAACTTCATTTGGCGCATCAAGCGGCAATGGTTCGTCTGTAAATATTGCGCGTGCCGACCATACGCACGGAACTCCAACGCACGATAATGCGGCGCACTCTCTTATCAATCTTTCAGCACTTGCCGCACCTACGGCAGATGTGTCAATGGCTACTTACAAGATTACAAATCTTGGTACACCAACAGTTGCCACAGATGCGGTTAATAAGCAATATGTAGATGATGTTGCGCAAGGTTTGAATATTCATGCCGCTTCATATGCCGCAACTACCGCAAATCTAAATGCTACTTACGATAATGGAACTAGCGGTGTTGGCGCAACACTTACTAACGCTGGAACTCAGGCGGCATTTAGCGTTGATGGTGTAAGCCCTGCGCTTAATGCTCGTATCTTGGTTAAGAACCAAACAACAACAAGTCAAAATGGTATTTATACACTTACAACAGTAGGTAGCGGTTCAACTAACTGGGTACTTACACGCGCAACTGACTTTGATACTGCCGCAGAAATTGCTGGCGGAGATTTCACATTCGTAGATGCTGGTTCAACACTTGCTAATACTGGCTGGGTGAATGTTGATGAAGTAACTACTGTTGGCACAGACCCAATTGTTTTCCAGCAATTTAGCGGTGCTGGAACTTATACTGCTTCTAACGGCGTTCAATTAGTTGGTTCTAACTTCTCAGGCGTAGTTGTAGCAAACGGCGGTTTATCTGTCGGTTCAACTGGTTTTGAATTAGATACAACAATTGCGGTTCGTAAGTATGCGGCTAATGTGGGTAACGGTTCTGCCACTTCCTATGTAGTCACACACAACTTGAATACGCAAGATGTAACTGTTGCGGTATATGACAATTCAAGCCCATATGCCGAAGTTATTTGCGATGTTCAACATACTTCTACATCAGCAATCACATTGCTATTTAGCGTAGCACCAACAAGCAATCAATATCGCGTAGTTGTTCACGGGTAATAAAGCATGAGCCGTCTTGCTCTTACCCCAACAAATGTACCTGCTTTAGCCACACCGCCAAGCGTTCCTACGCTTCGGGCTGGCGATTTGTATTACGATACAACCGCAAGCAGTTTATTTGTTTATTCGGGAAGTGCATGGGTAGCAGTCGGTAGTAATACCATTAGCGATGTAGATGGCGGACAACCAGATGCCGTTAATGGTTATAGCGGTGCGTATCCTGATACAACGGCAACACAAATAGTCACAGGAGGAACTCCATAATGGCAGTCATTACACAAATTCAATTTAGGCGCGGAACTGCCTCTCAATGGTCTAGCACTAACCCGACTTTGTCGGCAGGTGAATTGGGTTACGAAACCGATACGGGTAATTTCAAAATCGGTAATGGTTCAACTGCGTGGAATTCTTTGCCTGTTCTTAATGGTATTACTGCTGATAGCACGGCAACATTTACAAATAAAACTATCAGTGCCGATAACAACACTATTTCAGGCGTTGCGGCATCTAGTTTTGTAGTATCAAACGCATCTGGATATATTGATGGGTCGGCGGCACAAAAAGCAATCCCTACTGGCACAGTAGTAGGAACTTCCGATAGTCAAATACTCACAAATAAAACTATTGCAGGCGCAGATAACACATTAACTGTTCGTTTGGCAAATGATGTAACTGGAACTTTGCCTATTGGTAATGGCGGTACAGGTCAGACAACTGCCAATGCCGCGGCAAATGCTCTATTACCTTCTCAAACTAGCAATTCAGGAAAGTATTTGACTACAGATGGTACAAATACATCATGGGGAACAGTTGCCAGTTATTCAGCACCGACACTTGGTTCAACACTTATCTCATCAGGCGCAACAGTTACAACTATTGCTGGTTTGACTTTAAGTGGTCCAACACTTTCCAACACAGTAACCGCAAGCGGTATTATTAACATGACGGCGACAGGCGCAGTTGGTAATGTTAAGGACTTCCAAACTTTACAAATAATGGATTGCATCTAAAGCGAAGGGAAAAACAATGGGTTTGATTGACCGATTTGCAGAGCGAGTGGCAAAGCAAATTGTCAAAGCGCCTAACTTGCCTTCTGGTGCAATTACAGTAACTGAGCAACAGATGCGGCAAACGGGCGCTAACACAACTTATGGACAAACTGTTCCATTAGAGCGTGCGCCTAATCTTGCTGGCGTTCCTTTTGCCCCAGGTCAGCCAATTATTCCGGGCGCAATTAATCCACCACGCCCAACAGATGGCAGACCCGACCCACGCCGTTATGAATTTCAAGTCGCTCAAAATATCAATATCACCGAAACACGCCTTGTTCCATTTAGAACTTTGCGAGTAGCGGCAGACCAAATAGATATTCTTCGCAGATGTATTGAAGTGCAGAAGGCAAAGATACTTGGCTTTAATTGGGATATTACTTTAGGCGAAGATAGTGCTGAAAAGATTATTAGCGAAATCGGTGGCGCTCGCGTTCGCGCTATGGCAGTAGCACGCGAGAAATACACCGAAGATATTAACCGCGTTCGCCAATTTTGGGAGCAACCAGATAAAGGAAATGGTTTGCTTTTCTATGACTGGTTAAATATTGCACTGGAAGAAATTTTAGTGCTAGATGCGTGGGCTATTTGGCCGCAAATGACAGTTGGCGGAGAATTACACGGATTACAAATTCTTGACGGCTCTACAATTAAGCCACTTATTGACGACAGAGGTATGCGACCAATGCCGCCTTACTCGGCATATCAGCAAATCTTGTACGGCTTTCCTCGTTCAGAATTTTCTGCGCCTAACGAAAACGAAAAGGCAGATGGCGAATTTACCAGCGATGAATTGGCTTATTTTGTACGCAATCGCCGCACAACTAGCGTATATGGCTATTCACCAACGGAACGCGCACTTCCACTAGCAGATATTTATTTGCGCCGTCAGCAATGGCTTCGTGCCGAATATACCGATGGCGTTACACCAGAATTGTTAATGCAGACAGATGCTAATTTTGGTAATAACCCAGACTTGTTACGCGCTTACGAAAACATTTTCAATAGCGATTTAGCAGGTCAGACAGAACAACGCAAGCGTGTTCGTCTATTGCCAGCAGGTATGACACCTGTTCAATTTGACGGATACGGCGAACGCTTTAAGAGCACGCTTGATGAGTATTTGGTAAATAGCATTTGCGGTCACTATGGCGTTACACCAGCAGAAATTGGATTTAATCCTGATAGTGGATTAGGTGGCGCAGGTTGGCAAGATGGGCAAATTGAAACTGGTGATGTATTAGGTGCGTTGCCATTGGCTACTTGGGTAGGCAAGATGATTAGCCACTTGTCTTATATGTTCTTAGGTATGCCACGCGAACTTGAATTTAGATTTATGGAAGGCGGTCGTGAAGATACAGAAGCATCAGCACGCACTACTGAAATAAATATCAAATCAGGAACGCTAACGCTTAATGAAGCACGCTCACGGGCAGGTTTGCCACTTATTGAAGCACCAGAAGCAGATATGCCAATTCTTGTAGCAGGAACAGGCGCATATCTTGTAACGGATAGTGGATTAAAACCAATTGACGAAACTGTATTAGTTACCGAAGATGGGCAAGCAACAACTCAGGAAGAAATTGTTCCCGTTGCTGAAAAACCAGCCATTGAAGAAGGCGTACAAAATGAAGAAAAATCTGTACAAGAGGAATTAAAGCAATTTGTTAGATGGTTAAAGAAATCACCGACACGCAGTTTCCGATTTAAGGAAGTTCCTGTCGTTTATGCCGAAGTGTTAAACAAATTTATTGCCGTTAAAGATTACGATAGCGCACGGTGGTACGCTGAACGCTATTTAGCATAGGCGCAAAATGAACCGTGCGTGGAAAAAACGAAACGGCGCAAAGATACGGCTAGCCGCAAGGCGCGCTAAACTTATTCGCGAAGGCATAAATCAATCTTTTAGTACGCAACAGGTTGTAGATGATTTTGTTGCCATGAACTTTCAAACCATTACGCCAGAACAGGCACGACAATGGGCGCGTACTCACACACGCTTAAATGATGATGCGTTACGGCAAGCGTTATTTACAATTTATGTGGAAGCATATGTATTAGGCGAAGATATTGGTATGAGCGCAATTGCTAAGGCTCGTATTAGCAAAGCACCTACGCTAAAAGAATTACAACGCGCTATGGGCATAAATTGGGATACTTGGAAACCGGGCAATAAGCCAGCGGCATTATTAGTGCGCAAACCACGCGGTCTTAGCACACTTTTGGATAATCGCGGTGTAACAATTCAAGGTATAAATAACACAACGCTTGACCGCATTGGCACTATCTTGGCGCGTGCGTTATCTAAGGGTTGGACGCCAAATGAAATTAAAGACCAAATTGCCGACACGATAGATGATGATAATGACCGTGCTTTGACTATTGCGCAAACAGAAATGAGCCGCGCCGTTACTGCGGCATCTAGGCAGTTATATGAAGAAAGCGGCGTGGAACTGGTAGAATGGCTAGTAGCAGACCCTTGTGATTTATGCGAGGAGAATGCCGATGTTTCGCCTATCGGTATTGGTGAAACTTTCCCAAGCGGAGATACCGAACCACCAGCGCACCCAAACTGTGTTTGCGATTTAGCGCCATATGTGGCGGACACTCGCAATATTGGTGAAGATGCGTTATCCATGATGCTTGGAGAGGAATTTGACTAATGGCACAACCACAAGTAGGTCATAGCACAACAACAGTAAATAACACCGCAGTAATGTTATTTCAAGCACCAACTACTTACGGCAAAGTTAGTTTATATATATCAAATGAAGGTGGGAGTAAAGCATATTTAGGTGCTCAAGATGTAACCACTTCGGGCGTTCTTGAAGGATTTAATTTAGATAATGGAGAACACTTAAATATGGAACTTAATGGCGGCGAACAGATTTGGTGTTTATCGGCATCATCTTCCAAAATTTGCCTACTCTGGACTTTGTAATGGCAGATGGATTTACACCACCAGCAAAAGTGCGTGAAAACGCACGGCGCGGTCTTGAACTGCGTAAAGAATTTGGTCGTGGCGGCACACAAGTAGGCGTAGCACGCGCAAGAGATTTATCAAATGGTAAATCGCTTCCTTTGGAAACCATTAACCGTATGGTAAGTTATTTCGCTAGACACGAGGTAGATAAGCAAGGAGAAAACTGGGGTAACGCTAAAAACCCATCAAAAGGTTATATTGCTTGGCTTCTATGGGGCGGAGATGCTGGCAAAGCGTGGGCAAACAGTATTGCGGAACGAGAAAAGAAAAAGGATAAATCAATGGCAACAGATACAACTAGCACATATGCCGTAATTGTTAAACAAGAAAAACAAAACGATGGCACTTTGCTCGTATATGGTAAGGCAACTGACGATTCAGTAGATATTGACCAACAAATCTGTGATGCTGGTTGGTTGGAAAAGGCTATGCCAGAATGGTTCAAAACTGGCGGTAACATTAGAGAACAACATAGCAATATCGCCGCTGGCGTTGCTAAAGAATTAGATAGCAAATCAGATGGGCATTACATTTCAGCATTAGTTGTGGACCCAGTTTCGGTTAAGAAAGTGGAAACTGGCGTACTAAAAGGGTTCAGCATCGGAATTCGCGCACCACGAATTGTGCGCGACAACAAAGCCGCAAATGGTCGCATCATAGATGGACAAATTGTGGAAGTTTCGCTAGTTGATAGACCAGCAAACCCAAATGCCAAACTAATGTTGGCAAAATCTGATAACGCTGACAATCTAGTTCAAGTTGAGGAACTAATTGAGGCTGAAACCGTAAAAGGAGAACACATGGAAATGGAAGAAGATAAAGCGGTTTCAGAGAAGCCGTCTAAAGAAGAATTGATGGAGCGTTACGCCGCCGCTAAAAAAGCATATGACGAAATTACTCGCATGTGCAAAGAAGCAGGTGTAGAAATTGAAATTGACGGCGATGAAGATGAAGAAGCCGAAGAAAAGCGTGCCTATGGCGAAAGTGCTGAGGAAGAAACCGAAGAAGGAAGTAAGCCTGAAGCCGCCGAGGAAGAAGTTGAAGAAGCCGAAGGTAAAAGTGCCGAAACAACTAAGTGCCTAGAGTGCGGTTGCAATCAAGTAGGTAATTCACATGGCGGCGGACAAACTGTTCTACCAGATGGCACAACTTCCAATATGACAACCGCAACAATGGTTTCACCAACTCAAACTCCAAAGAGCACAATTATTCCTGCGCCAGTAACAGAAGAAATTGGCACAGTTATTGAAGATGAAGATTCCTCAGATGACGAGGATTTGTCCGAAAAGACAATTACTGCCATCATTGAAAAAGCCGTAAAGAGTGCTAAAGATGCCGTAACTGATGAGATTAACGCCTACAAAGAGGAAGTTAATAAGTTACAGTCTGAATTGGCAACGGCGAAAACAAAAGCAGTAGCAGGTGGTCCAAAGCGTTCAGTTATCAAAACTGAAATTGCTGAACTTGGCTCATTCTTGGCTAAAGCGGCTGAGTATCGTGCCAAAGCCACACAAACAAGCGATGCCGATTTGGCTCGGGGCTATCGCGAGTTAGCAGAAGATGCTGAACTCAAAGCAAAAGCAATTCAAGCCAAATAAAAAAACCAACTCTTTACGAAAGGAAAAAAATGGCTCTCGCAGCACCTAAAGCGAGTGACCTGTTTGGCGATGTAGCATCTGCAAAAGATGCCGCAATCCGCATGGACGAGTTTAAGTCTGAACTTAACAAGTCCGTTTCACAATCAGTCACAGACCCAATGGCAATTAACGCTATTCAGGCTGGCAAAGCAACATTTGCGCAAGCATCTGGCGACCCAGTAGCAAGCCTTGAAGCACTTGCCGCTAATAAGTCACTTTCTCCTGATGCTGTTGGCGCGTTGAACAATGCTCTCGCATCACAACGCCTAGCAATGCAGGATATTCAGAAAGAAATCACACTAACAAGCCCA